GTCAACCCATCAATATACTTGGAAAGAATAGTCATGGTATCTTCCGCTTGGTCAATTAATTCCTGGTCATCATCTATTGTAGTATCAGAAAAATCTTCTACCACAGCAACATCGGCTACACCAGCTTTGTTCAATTGCTCAAGCACATAATCAAAAAGATAAGCATTTGTTTTGTTTACCACAACCACTTTGACATAAGTGTCTTTGTGTACCGAGAAGTCATATGCTTTCCAATACTCAAACGATTGTGATTCATCATCATAGCTAATCTTGTAGAACATTCTACATGGATTTGAAATGAATGTCAAGTCTCTTGTCTCGGTATCAAAGACATGAAAGCCTCTTGGATCATTGAAGTCTGTCCAGGTAATTTCATATTGATTGCCAAGATAGTGAATTGTACCATCCGAAGACTTGTGGTGAAAGTGTCCAGATAGAACCATATCAAATCTATCAAAGATTTTCTTATCTAGTCCAGCGTGACAAACATTACCTCTGTCCATCTCAAAGCCAGAAATTTCAAAGTGCCCAAAGACTATTTCTGATTTTGTATCTCGCAAAAACTGAAGTGAATTTTCGTAGTTGGTTGAGTTGATCCATGGCACAAGAGTAATCGGAAGACCATCATATGTTCTTTCAACAGGATCAATAAACACATTGATGTTATCATACCTATCAAACAATTCATGCATGGCATTAATTTCGTTTGTGTTCTTGTATGTCACATCATGGTTACCAACGATAACATCCATCTTGATGTTTTCTCTTTCAAGCACATCAAAGAATCGTTTGCGCCATGAATTCAAAATGACATAGTTGATAAATTTGCGTCTATCAACCACATCACCAAGATGCACAATCTGAGTTATGTTATTCTCTTTTAGGTATGGAAAGAATGTACCTTCCCAGAATTTAAAAAAGAACTCATTGAACAATAAACTATCACCACGTGCGCCAGCATGTGTGTCATTAATTAAAGCAATCCTCATAGTGTACTTTTATTAGCTACTCTCTTACGTAATTCGGTTGTTGAAAAACTATGTCTGCGTTGGTTGTAGAAAACTTTAATTGCTCGTTCTTCACAAATTTGTTTACCTGTGAAATCTTTATCTTTGTATTCTTCACCAATAATTCGTATTGTGATTGGTAAGAACATCAACATGTCTTCAAGGTCTTTCTCTGTTTGGTACACAATAATTTCATCTACAAATTTAACAGCCGAAAGCTGGACATATCGTTCAACAATAGACTGAACTGGTTTGTTTTTAGATTCTGGTCTATCAATTGATGGATCCATCTGCAACGCAACAATTAGGTAATCACAGATTGACTTTGCTTCAGCCAGCATCAAAATGTGACCAGCATGAAGCAAGTCAAAAGTAGAACAAGTAAAACCAACAGGCTTACCAATCATATTATCAGGCAATACTAGCATCATTATACTCCATAAATTAAAGTTTGTCAGGTAATTGTTCGTCTAAAACTGTTTCTTCTAGGAACTTATCCAAGACTTTTAGTTTTGTTTTCTTCTTTTCGTTCTTTTTTGCTTCGTATGTTTGAATGAATTCCGAAAGGTTGTCATACAAAACAAACTGTTTCATGTTACCATCCACATCTTCATACATTTCACCTTCATCAAGAAGACCAAACTGCTCGGTAGCTTTGTACTTTACATATAGTTGTTTCTTCTCTTTTTGAATGCGCCTCAGAAAAGCAAAGTATATGATTTGGGTAAAGTATGCGAATGGATTGGAAGACTTTGTTGGATCAAAGTTCCGAAAATACATAATGCAATTCTCAATACCATCACACACCATTTCTTCTCTAAATGAATAAGATATGAAGTTTGGTTTGCGGGACAAGTGATTAGCAATCTTTAGAAAACATTCCCCAATATAGTTCGGTACTATAGGATCTTCTTTACCTTCAGCTTTAGCCGTATCACATGCAGTCTTATAGTCTATCAATGCTTTCAAAAAATCGGCATTGTTAACGTAATGTTTCTCTCTCATCAATTATTTCCTAAAATAACACTTGACAGGTTGTGGAGTCAAGCGTACAATCACGGTGTGGGTCCGTTAAATACTAATGTAATAAGGTCTTTTTAGAATCCTTAATTGAATTCTGTACCTGTTCTATTTCACAATCTTCATCATCTTCATACTCAAATTCATCATCAGAGTCATTAAGCAATGCTTCATCAATGGCATCTGCACTCATCTTAATCATTTCATTACTATCTTCCACAGCACTAAGGTAGTAATCAACAAGAGACTTCTTAGGTTCAATCATAGTAAGAACACTAGTCTCATATACCTTAGCTGTATTCTCACCAATCAATTCTAAAGGCAACCATGGTGCCATCATGACCATGGATTTACCACTACTGATTCGTTTAAAAAACAAAGTCATTGGATTGTTCATTACAACCATTTTGCTTTCATCTATATGATATGAGGCTATGATATCTTCGCCATCTTGTAATCTTAGAATTTTTATTTCGTTATGCATTTTTTAACTCTATGTTGTAAAACTTGTAGGTGAACTTCTCATCTTCATATATTTTAACACGTTCCACAAAATGGCGCAAGGTAAAATTGGTATATTTGCCTACTCTAAAATCGTCTGAGATATCAAATAAGACTGCTGATTCTTTGTTGTCGCCCTTTCGTAATCCACGACCAATGGACTGCAAATTGCGAATGCGAGATTTAGATGGAGAAGCAAAGATGACATTGTGTAGGTTGCGAATGTTAATCCCAGTACTAAAAGTGCCATAAGATGCCACAATAATAGCATCACTTTCTCCTTCTGTAATAGCACGAATTGATTCTCTGACTTCAACATCTGTATCTCCGTAAACAAAAAATACTTTACGATTTCCCTTTTCAGCGTCTATCAACTTAAACAATTCTTTACCGTGTTTCTCAACCAATTGAAAGAGAACTAGAGAGTTTCCTTTTAATGACAAAACTAGATTTTTAATAAATGCATTTCTTTGTGCATTCATAACTATGTATTCTATCTCGGATTGATAGTCCCAAGACCTAGCTTGCTTACACGCTTCTTCTGGATGTTTGAGTATCAGACATTTTATTTTGAAGTCTGCTAGTTGTTTGTTATCAATCAATTCTTTGGTAGTTATTACTTTCAACACAGCACCAAACAAACCCTCAAGCACAAGTTTGTGTGTTTGTGTGCCATCAAGAGTACCAGTGCAACCTATACGATACTTCGTTTCTGTAAGACCACTCAAAATTGTAGCCAACGATTTAGCTTTAAATTGATGCGCTTCATCACCAAGAACAAAATCAAATTGTTCAAAGTATTCTGGCTCACGATTGTAGATAGATTGCCAGGTAGTAATAGTTAAAAACTTATTTGTGTTTTTATCTTTACCTGCGTATTGTTTGTGGCAGTTTGTTTCAGAATCATATCCGTATGATTTGAAGTCTGAGTACATCTGTTCTACCAAAGATGTTGTTGGCACAATCAACAAACCTTTCTTAAGGTCTTCATCTTGTATCTTGCGGAGAATCAAATAAAGAATGAGAGATTTACCTGACGCGGTAGGCGAAAGTAGTAGTGAGCGTTTGTTTCTTATTGCATGAACAAAAGAAGATAGTTGATAATCTCTTGGTACAATAGGTAAGTTTAGTGTTGAGATAAACTGTTCAGCTTCTTTAACTGAGAAGTTGTTTGTTAAGTTGACTTCTGGATAATAAAATACTTTGTAGTTTCTATCATCACAAAACTTTTGTATGTATGGTATCAAACCATAGTACATAGAGTAAGTTCTTAAATCAAGAAGACGTATCTTTCCATCCCATAACCTATTCTTGTATGCTGGTGTAAATTGATATCCAGGAACATGAAATGTGAAATGGTCAGATATTTCTTGAGCGAGGCTTTTTTCACACTCTAACTTTATATAAGCCTCATTGACCTTACTAATAATTAAATCAGACACTATAATTTATACGCCTTGTACGAACCGTTCCCAATCAATAAATGATTTAAGTTGAAATGTTCTACTATGTAGTTCTTTCAAAATCAACTCACAGCAACTAACAATTTCTTCATGCATCATTC